GGGGATCCGCCGACAACACGTTTCTCTTGCGATGCTGAACCAGAATGCGATCCTGAGATTCTTCCATCTGCGGAATCGTGTCGCCCCGGTAATTCGCAAGACTACCGTCCTTTGTCATTTTCGTGACAAAACGCAGGTCCGGATACCAAACATCCTTCAGGAAGTACGCGACCGGCTGAGCGCGGAGATCATTTGTCTTCCGGACGCCCAGCGAATCAAAGTATTCCTTCGAAGCGTCGTCCGGATCCACGAAACTGCTCTTCGGGTCATCGTCGAGATCCTGTGGCTCGCCAAAATAAACCCGGACCATCCCGTCATCGTCATAACTCAGCAGGTCGAACACCTCACCGTGCCGATCGCACCGTTGACTGACTTCGGACTGCCGCATTTGCCACTGATTCTCAGCCGTCCACAGCTCAATGAACGCCTCAATCCGCTTCACCGCATCAGAGTTCGGCTGATTCTCGTCCCTCGGCTTTACCGTGATTGCGTGCCCTGTATCAGCGATGTAATAACTGCGATTGTCCTTCGCGTTCGTGCCCCAGGGCATTCTGCCAAGCTGATCCCCGAGAACAATCGCCTCCCGGACATCCTGAATCGTCTCGAGCGGCTCGTCGCCACCGAACGGAAGTTGATCGCCGTTCGCGTTCACTCCGCCGCAACTGACTCCAAGCTCTTCGAAGATCCGCGCAGCAGCCTTCGTAGCCTCGATTGCCAGTTTCTCGTTCTCAATCACCCAACTCGTCGGTAAACCGTTCGCATATGCCATCTGATGTCTCCTCGACAACAGATTACACAGGAAAACACGCCGAAACAATCTTAGTACGACTTGTATGCCGCCATTCCGGCCTGAACGAGCAGGTCATTCACGCAAACATCGTCCTTGAACACCTCTGCCAGATATCTGCCATACTTCTCCTGACTGTCCTTGATCGTCCTCACGTCGATCTCAGAGTCGACCGGCATCAGGGCGATCAAATAGTCCCTCGCCGCAATCCCCTGCTCTCGCTGCGGGCCTCTGACTTCCGGTGTGTTGATCCGCGCCAGTCTCAGTTTTTGCTTCGTGTGCGACCCAAACCCAAGGTCGACCATCACAGTGATCGTGTCGCCGTCGTAAATCGAAATGACGGTCGCCGAATACTGGTATTTCGCGATCATCGCAGTAACCTCCACCACCAAAACGTCGATCTCACCGCGCGCCGGTAAATCCCGATGTTCGCGTTCTGCTGAAATGATTGGTCGACGACCATCGAGATCGTCTGAATCGCAAACTCAACCGGATCCGACTTTTCGCGGCAATGACCGCATCCTCGCTTACTCACGTCACTTCTCCCTCCTCAGATTCTCCCAGTATTCCATCTCATATCGCGGCAACTGAGTACACATCGCCAATGCATCCGGCCCGTCGTCGTGTTTCCCGACGCCCGGGATGCCGTCGAACTGCTTAATCTGCTGCAGAAGCAGCGTTGTCCCCGGATTCTCGAGGAACCGGAACTCTCGCTGCGTCAGTCGCTTGTCCAGTCCTCGACGAATTCTCATTTCCTTCTTCAGCATGTCCTCGACCGGAATAATGATCCCTCCAGACATGAGGTATTTCGACAGGGCATAGTCCAGGTGATTCGCCGCGTAGTTCATGATCAAGTCGCGGAAAATACTCTGAAACTGCGTCGATTCAATCCCAATCAGGTCGCCTGATCTGATCCGGTGATGCTCCTGATCGCAGAACAGGAACAAGTCCTCGATGATCTCCGACGGCGATCGTCGTTTCAAGTCAGCATCGACGTAAGCCAGTTCTGATGTTTGTGCCATGCAAACAATTGCCGAATAGTCACCCTTCTTGACGGAGCGACCCTTGCTTGGGTCGACGCAGAACATCCGGACGATGTCGTTGGCGTGTTTCGGTACGGGGAACTTTTCCAGCGGGATGTAGACGTTGGTGAACAGTTCGCGATCCCACTCAGCGCCTGTTTTTGAAGAGGCAAGCCAGCAGCCGTTCAGGAAGCGATCTCTATCATCATCGGACATCTGCTCAAGTCGTTGACGATAAGCGGGGTCGGACTGCATCAGGTGAGTGTTGTCTCGCAGTGTCGCGCCGATGAAAGTGGCAGAGGTCGTCACGCACTCGTTCTCGCCGGTCTCCTGATTAACCTCGTACTGCGGCTCGTCGTACCAAACGAAATCAGGCTCGACGTATCGGAAGTGCCGAATAACTCCTGATCGCTCGGGGATCGGCAGGCCTGTCTCTGGATTCAGCCACCAATACAGGAATCTGTACAACCAAGAATCATTATCCGGGTTCATGCTGAGCTTCATTCTCGGCTTGATCCCGGACTTGCTTCTCGCGCGACCCCACAGGTATTGCACGAACTTTAGCGGCCACTGTGTCGCCTCGTCAATTGCCAATGCGTCAAGCTGGGCTCCCTGATAGTCCTCGAGGTTCTTTTCGAACTGACAGGATCCCAAGGCAATCTTAGCCCCGCACGGGAATTCAAACTCGTTGCGAGTGTGGTTGTAGATCGCACCGTATGGGCGATACATCTCACGGCAATGATCCAGCAGGGCGCCAGACTTCGTTAACTGTGGGTACGTTCTTCGCATAATCAAACCGCGAAACATCGGGTTCGCATGCGGACCTTGACAGTGCCTTAACATGTCAAGCGTCACGATATGTGACTTTCCCGATCCTGCCGACCCACCGTAGCACGTCCATTCTGCCTCTGTTACCAAAACTCTGTATTGTGGATCTGAGAGCTTCATTCTTCCGGTCCCATCAGTGATTCTTTTGCAGCCATCAATTCTCGGATAGTTGTTTCGCCGCAACCTCTGAGTCTTGATAGATTCCACTCGGTAACTTCAGACAGATAAGTGAGTTTGCTTTTTCGCAAAGCAGTACGGGCTCTTGCCGAAAGCTGCACATGCAAATACATGTCTTCTATCCTAATATCTCGAGGTTGGGACTTGAATACGAGCAGCATCCCATCAGACGGTTCTGATTCCTTCTCTTTGGCTGAGAGATCCATGACACATTCGGTTAGTCTGGCTACCCGCCTAATTAAGGCGTTATGCGACTCAATCAGACTCTGTATCTGTTGAGGCAAGAGAATATCTCTTGCGTATATCTGCTCTTGTTTTCTGCGTTCCGCTCGGATCTTTTCCTGCTCGCTTTCAGAAGCTAATCTGGCGCGATCCTCCCTCGCCTTTGTTATGCCGAGAGAATCAAGCAACTGCTTGTCAACAACCGCAAACTCTGTCGCCATGGTTCTGATTCCTTCGAACAAAACAAGCAGCCAGCGACTCGGGGGGAATCACTGACTGCTTTCGGGGAGAACTACTCTGTCACGTCTGCGATGGTGTCTGATTCGTCGATTGTCCGAGGCGTCATCGACCGGACTGTCTGGTCCATCCGGAACCTCGGCTGATCAATGCTTACTCCCGTAATCGTCGCCTTCACATCCGACGACGGACGACCTCGCTTCTTCTCGGATTGCATCTGAGTTAAGAGGGCAAACGCTGCGGTTCTGGCGATCGACTCAGAATCCGCGTTCTGAACGTCACACTCGACGTTAATCCTGAAACGAAACTGCTTCGACATTTGTGATCCTTCGGTTAATGGTTGCTGATGTTTCACGACGCTGTGAAACGGATTGAATGAGTGAAAACTGTGAACTATCGCCCGATTCTACACGGTTTGCACCGCGTTTTCATCCCGACACACTCCCCTGCCTCATTCCAGTAATAAACACCGTCGAACTCCACCTTCTGCGGTGCAGATCGCTGAGCACGATGACGAGCCTGATCTGCAAGGTGCAGTTCTCGCTGCGTCGGCTTCTTGGTGGCGGCAGAAATGGTTTGTGATGCTGTGAGCAGAATGGCGATCGCGAGGAAAATGCGAATCATCGTTGGACTCCTGAACTGTCGATTGTGGTTGTGGAATGAGGCGGACGGGTGAAACCATGCAGCGGGCAATTGCCCGAGTGGATGAATGTGTATGTGCCGTCGCCAGAGGGGCGACCTGTGCCCTGATGGTTGTCGAGGATCGGGCAAAGACAGCCGGAGGCGATGGCGGCGGGGGAGCCAGGGGTTGGGTGGATCATTCTTTTGGTCTCCATGCGTCTTCCTCGCATCGCGATTCGTAAATCTTATTCACGATGCCTCTCAAAAATTCAATCAACGGTTCGTCGACTTCCGGGGATGTTGGATTCGAAGCAACCTCCGAGATCCGGTCTAACGCTCGCTTCAGAAGCCAGTCGAGTTCGTTGGGGGTGAAGTGGATTGGGGTCATTCTTTTCTCACTAACTCGAAGACCGCTGTCTCCTGATCCATGCTGTTAAAATCGCCGCTCTCCGCAACGTCACAGAAGAACTCGGCCTTGATGACAACCGGAAGTGCAGATGCGAAATCCAAATAGATCGACATCTTCGTGATGTGCGTCGGAAGACTCCCAAAGATTGGGGCAATCTTCTCGTAGAACTGATGCGAATCGACCATTGGCTTGATGGACATGCGTAGATCCTTGAAGAGATGAAGGATAAGTGTAGACGAATTGTTGGAGAAAAGGAAGTGGGGTTTTTGTTTTTTTATTTTTGGAGTAGTTGAGTGACATCGTTAATCCCCCCATCGCCGCCCCTACGATTTCGACTTGAGTTCTAATTCGATGGGGTTCCGGGAGGCGACCTTCATCCGGTCCAGCCGGGAGGCGACCTTCATCCGGTCCAGCCGGGAGGCGACCTTCATCCAGATCCGGCTGGAGGCGACCTTCATCCAGATCCGGCTGGAGGCGACCTTCATCCAGATCCGGCTGGAGGCGACCTTCATCCGGTCCAGCCGGGAGGCGACCTTCATCCGGTCCAGCCGGGAGGCGACCTTCATCCGGTCCAGCCGGGAGGCGACCTTCATCCAGTCCAGCCGGGAGGCGACCTTCATCCGGTCCAGCCGGGAGGCGACCTTCATCCAGATCCGGCTGGAGGCGACCTTCATCCAGATCCGGCTGGAGGCGACCTTCATCCGGTCCAGCCGGGAGGCGACCTTCATCCGGTCCAGCCGGGAGGCGACCTTCATCCGGTCCAGCCGGGAGGCGACCTTCATCCAGTCCAGCCGGGAGGCGACCTTCATCCGGTCCAGCCGGGAGGCGACCTTCATCCAGATCCGGCTGGAGGCGACCTTCATCCAGATCCGGCTGGAGGCGACCTTCATCCAGTCCAGCCGGGAGGCGACCTTCATCCGGTCCAGCCGGGAGGCGACCTTCATCCAGATCCGGCTGGAGGCGACCTTCATCCAGATCCAGCTGGAGGCGACCTTCCAGCCGGGAGGCGACCTTCATCCGGTCCAGCCGGGAGGCGACCTTCATCCAGATCCGGCTGGAGGCGACCTTCATCCAGATCCAGCTGGAGGCGACCTTCCAGCCGGGAGGCGACCTTCATCCGGTCGGCGCACAAAAAAAAGCCGGCCACAATGTGACCGGCTTTCCGTCTTTGCGTCGTCTACTCTAAGATCTGGCAAAAACCGCTTGCCATTGCTTCCAGTCTCATTTGTGAATTGCCGCTTTTCAGGCGCAAGCCGCAGATGCGGCCAAAGCCTGCGCGAGTCGGGCCCGGGTCTAAAAATCTCAGGTCGCTATCGTCCCCGTCGTAAACCTCGTAGCTATGACCTCCAAGTGACCACCGCTTCGGCAGTCGCTGGTTCAACGCGCGATTCCCGGTGAAGTTTCCGGGGTCGGCGAATACTACAGCGACATTGTGCCCTGCCTGGAGCAAGTTGAGGCACGAAGTTTGGTCGCTAGGGTTCTCGGTCCATGATGCGCAAAGAGCGTAATTTTTCGGGCGCTGCGGATCGATCACCCTGGAATAAATTTTGGTATAATCCCAGAAAATCGCCTCCGGGAAATCCCGGATGATTCCGAAGTGATTGAGATCCGAAAAACAATTGAGGCGCGCTGCTAAAATACTTCCTTCTCGATCTGCGAGCCGTTGTTCTGTCGTCAGTTCTTCGCGCAGTTGCTTCATGAATCCTGCGCGGTCAGCGTGAAGGAAACGGGTCTTATTTTCTCGGCTGATCTGAATCGATTTGAAGACCTGCGATAACCCCACGTCCGGACCACCGACGCAAGCTGCCGCGCAGGATTTCGAGGCGTTTGCACAGTTCGTTTTCCCGCCGGCTGAATCGTGCGGGGAAAGCATCAACGATACGATGCGGTATTCCATGGCCTTGAGCGCAGACTTTCTTGTCTTCGTGTTGGCTGATGCTGGTGATAATAAACGCATTGTTGCTGTTCCTCGTAACAAAATGGGAAAATGAAAACCCGCTCGCACAATGCGAGCGGGTTTGGTGGGGTTCTTAGTGAACGACGACGACCGTTTCGGAAGTTCGTTTGATTAGCTCATCGGGAACAACTCCGTCTTTCACGAGCTTCCCGAATGTTGCGGGAGCTACATATTCAGCCGATCGGGTATTCACAGGAAGTCCAATTGCCTTGAATACTTCGACGGTCTTCTCCGTGTCGATCTGCCCGATGGATTCCTTCGTCGATGGTTCCAGAATCCTCACCTGCCCGCGTACGGCGATCTCCCGACGTTCGCCGATCTCGGCGAGGACATCGGGCCGAAGCTTCGTTTCAATCTTCTGCAGTTCGTTCAATTGCTTTGCCAGTGTTCGCATTCTGTCGACGGTGCGGACGTAGTCGGTGATGGTCTTTGTGGACCTGAGATTGATTGTGGTCGTCATGTTCGATTGTTCCTTGAAAACTGGGATGAAATGAAAAACGGGGGAAACGTGGTCTACTCTGAATCGCTGAGAAGCTTTCGGGCTGCAGCTTTTCCAACACAAGTCAGAGTTGACTTTGAAGGAAGTGATCTTTCTCCTACTTCTCCAAGCTCTCGCATTAGTTGCAAGTTGCAAGGCGATAAATCCCATATCCAGGTAGCATCGGCGCGTCCTGGCATGCGAATAACATCGTTGAAGTACTTGTCTTTGCTCTCTCTAAGCTTATTCAATCCGATGCTTGATCGAACGAACTGAAACGTCGATTCCGTTGCAAACTGCAGATAATACTCCTGATGCAATTCGCTAGAATTCTCCATGTACTCAGATTTCGTGATCATTGGTCTAAGCTCCTTTAACGATGATAAAACGGGCCCACGTTGCGACGCGCACAATGGGCGGTTCCTGCTTTGCTTCGATGTAGTCTGCTGTCGCCTTCTTCGCTACTCGCTCGATTGCCGGTTCGTTCTTCTTCCAGCATTCAGGGCAGAGAGCTGCAATCGTTTGTTCTTTCCCGTCGTTGTGGACAATTTCCACGACGTGAATTCGTCGTTGATCGTGAATTGCGCCGCATCCGCAAAACATCGCCGTTGATGCTGCGAGCTTGCAAGTCGTGCGGCGCATTCCGGTGTCGTGGTCTCCGGTCAAAAGTGCCTGGCCAATGATTTGTTCGTATTTCATGTTCCTATTCTCCCGTTAGTCTTCTGAGTTTTAATTCGTCTTTGCAATCGTCTTCCGGTTTGGTCCTTCCACCCGTTGCCTGGGCGAGTGCTTCGAGCTTTTGCTGTATTCGTCTGCGCTGTTCATCTTTCTGTTCGTCTGTCATTGTGTTGGGCTCCGTTTTGTTGATTTGCTCAAATGACTAATCGGCAGTTTAGGGATTGCGAAACCATTGTAAATAGAAAGAAAGAAGAATTCTAGAAATATCCGGGAAGCCGGATCCGCTCGAGACAGCCGGGAAGCCGGGAAGCCGGATCCGCTCGAGACAGCCGGGAAGCCGGGAAGCCGGATCCGCTCGAGACATCCGGGAAGCCGGGAAGCCGGATCCGCTCGAGACATCCGGGAAGCCGGATCCGCTCGAGACATCCGGGAAGCCGGATCCGCTTGAGACATCTTGCCAGCTCGCCAGCTCGCCACGATCGAGCTGGCCGAAACAATTAAAGATAAAAAGGTCTTTTTGTATTAATACTTAAAGGTCCGTTTGTATTAAGATAAAAAGATATGTTTGTCTTAATATCCGAATGTCTTGTATTGCGGGAGAATCGCCGGCCTCGACGTCGCCCAGCAGCAGGAGCTGGTGGGGCAGCAGCAGCAGCAGCAGCAGCAGCAGCACTTGCGTTCATCCGGCAAATCGCCATAATGACGTTTCGACGTTTCGTCGATCAGGAGAAATGTGCTTCTGCGCTTTTATCACATTACCCACGGATTCCCATGGGACTCCCCTGATCCCCAGACGACAGCGCCGCCAGGGTTTGTTG